AGAGGATCCTCTTGCCAATGCCCCGAGTGTCAATGACGACGAACCGGCATTCTGATATGGTAAGCCCTAACGCCGGGGCTCGACGCAGAAATAGGCGGGTTAAAAACTGCGTCACCTTTGGAGAATTGGGCGATGGAAATCGGGCAAATTTATTATCGGGAAGTCAATTCTCAATGGGCCGGGGAGCGTCTTGCTATTTCGACAATAGAATTTGTCGTGGTGCGGATTACTCCGAAAGGCTGCTGGATTGTACCCACATGGGTTTCCTCACGGGATCGAGACGATCAAAAACTTTTCGAGAAGTTTGTGCTAGAGGGTAGAGGTGCACGGCACGCCTACCCTACGCGAGAGCTTGCGCGGGAAAGTTTCATTGCCCGCAAGCACAAGGAAATCATGTATACGAAGCGCCAGCATGATCGAGCCGTTCGCTATCTCGCTTTAGCGGTGACAGGCAAATTCGGCACAGAAACGGAAGCGTTGCACGAGTTGCACGTTCCTGGAATGCTGTTAGTCGAATGAAAATTCAGACAGGAGAGCCGCCCGTTGATGGTCGCTACGTCGGTTTTCGGCGCTGTGATAGTTATCAAGTCAAGGATTGGTGTGAGCCTGTTATTGCAACATGGGCGCAAGGCCAGTGGCATACTGCCTTTCGTGTTTTCGGCTGGATCGGGCCTATCCCGCTCGCGCCGTGGAAAGAATTATCCCGAGCACAACCGGAGTTTGACTTGTGATGTTCGTCGACGAAAAACTATTCCTCAAGGATTACACAATTCCGATGATCATGCATTGCCCGGCTTGCTCGGCACGGCATATCGACGAGGGAGAATTTGCTTTGAAGCCGCACCACACGCATGCTTGTCAGTCGTGTGGCAATGTGTGGCGCCCGGCCAAAGTCAACACTCACGGCGTCCAATTCCTGCCCGGTTACAAATCATGAGCGAGCGCTGGCGCACAATCCCTAATTTCCCTGCCTACATGGTGAGCGATCAAGGGCGTGTGTATAGTCATAAAACGCAAAAATATTTACAGCCAGGGATTGCGTCGAACGGCTATCCTACGGTCGCACTTGGTAGAGGAAACACCCGCACTTTGCATTCCTTAGTCGCAGAAGCTTTCATAGGTTCCTGCCCGAAAGGTCAAGAGGTGCGGCACCGTGACGGTGTGCGAACAAATCCAAATCTTACAAATTTGCGCTACGGGACACGCTCTGAAAATATTAGAGACGCCTACAAGCATGGCACCCGCTCAAAAGAGAAAGATCGCTTTATTAATAAAAAAGCCGTTGCTACACGAGACAGTAACGATCCGGATTGGCGAAGTAAGCAATTCAAAAATATAGATCGAAAGTCATTCTCTCAAAAAGTCACCGCAACAAAAGACGCACGCTATGGGCGTAAAAACTGGACTGCACTACAGCGCGCCGGTGTTGCTTATTCAAAGAAAGGAGGGACCGCAGCATGAAATATGTTGTGGCCGACTTTCGAAACGGCATCTAGAGCAGACCTGCAAAAGATCGGCGCATGGAAATACGCGGCTGACATGACCACGTTTCCCTTGTGTCTGTCGCTCAAGGTCGTGACTGACAAGATCCCCGCGCCGACGCGCTGCCTGTCCGAAAAGCAGCTTCACGCGCGAGATCCTGAATTGATGGCGCTGGCACAGGATCCGGCCGTCATTTTCATTGCTCACAATGCCGGTTTCGAGCAAGCCATGTGGAAATTTCACATGGAGCCTATGGGCTATCCAGAATTGCCGCCAGAGCGTTGGCACGATACGATGGCCGTGGCGGGCATGAAAGCCTTGCCCCTTGGCCTGGATGCGCTTGTGACGGCGCTGGAACTGCCCGTGAAGAAAGATATGGACGGGCATCGGCTCATGCTGACAATGTGCAAGCCGGATCGCATGGGAGGCTGGTCGCAGCACAATGAATTCAACCTCAATCGGCTGTATCAATATTGCGATGCCGACGTTGACGCTCAATATGGTGCATATATCGCCACACAGGGCTTGGGACCGAGCGAGCGGGAAATCTGGGTCATTGACCAAAAGATAAATCAGCGCGGGATCCTGATCGACACGGAATTCGTGGACGCCTGCATTAATGTGCTTGAACAAGTCCGCGTGCCTATGGTGGAACGCTTCCGGGAATTGACCGGCCTAAACCCGACGCAGCGTGCAAAAGTGCTCAATTGGGTCAATGATCAGGGTATTGCCTTGGGCGACATGAAAAAGGCCACACTTGACGCGATCCTGGATCCCGACGACGAGTTTGGAATTGAGGATCTAGGCGAGCCGCTGCCCTACAATATCCATGAAGTGCTGACGCTGCGCCGCTCACTGGCTTCATCGAGCGTTTCGAAACTTGAGCGCATGCTGCAATGTGCCGGTAACGATGGACGCGTGCGCTACGCGACACAATACCACGGCGCGAGAACCGGCCGCGACGTCGGCAGGCTGATCCAGATCCAGAATTATCCACGCGGCGAAATCGGGGACCGGCAGGGTTTGACCGCCGACATTCTCGCTGACGCGATCATGACGCGCGACGTGGGCCTGATCAAAGAGCTATGGGGCGATGACATATTCAGTGCGATCATTTCGTCTCTGCGGTCCTGTATAGTGCCCGAGAAAGGCAAAGTGATCGTCTCGGGTGACTATGCAGCCGTGGAAGCTCGCAACCTCTTGAGTATGGCCGGACATCATGATCGTGTGGAGCAGATGCATGCCGGGCTTGACGTCTATTCCGAAACCGCGTCCCTGATTTTCAAGCGGCCGATCAACCGCAAGGATCCCTCAATGCAGAAAGAGGGGCAGATTGGGAAGAACACGTTTCTAGGCTCGGGCTACGGGCTCGGGCCGGTTGGCTTCCGTGCTCGCTTTGCGCCCAAGGAATCGATCGATCTGGCAATGCTCGCTATCAACACGTATCGCAAAGACGTGGCGCCGCTTGTCCCTAAATTTTGGTATGGGCTTTGGCAGGCCAGCGTTGACGCGGTTTGGTGCAATCAGGCAAAAGCCTATTCCTATGAGGGGATCGAGTTTCGCAAGGAAGGCGACTTTCTCACGATGCGCCTGCCGAGCGGCCGCAAGATTTGGTATCACCGGCCGCGCAAGGGAACATCGTTCACGCCGCAAGGTGACGAAAAGCCATCCTGGACTTTCATGAGCTACCAAGGCAAGAAATTCAGGCGGCATCTGGCATGGCACGGGATGATCACGGCCGACTGCATCCAAGGCAGTGCGCGAGATCTCATTATGGGTGCCATGAAGCGCGCGGAAGCGGCCGGGCTATACACGATTTTCAAGGTGCATGACGAATTGGTTTTCGAGGAAGTGGACCGGCCGGATTTGATCAGGACGGTTGAACAAATCATGGAAGATGTGGAGCCTTGGGCTCTTGAGCGGAAATTCAGGGTGAAGGCGAACGTCGAAAGCATGTTAAGGTATCGGAAATGAGAAACGAAAAAGGCCGTTTTGTGCAGACCAAGGATGCGATGCGGCGCTTTGCCGAGAAATGCGCCTTTGACCCTATCACGGGCTGCGTCATGTGGATTGGTGCTCAAGGTAAAGGTCGCGGGCACAGCGAGCCCTACGGGCGTTTCTGGGACGAAGGGATGATGTGGTGGGCACACCGCTGGTCTGCGATGTATATCCACGGCCATGATATCACCGGCTTGCACGTTGACCACTGCTGCCCCTTTGGACCGTCAACGCTCTGTGTGGAGCATGTGAGGCCCGAGAGTGCAGAGCGGAACCGCCAGCTTCAACACTTGCGGCCGGGGCGTGCATTCCAGGATCTAGCGACGAAGCAATATTGGCTGTTTGTTCACAAGGGTATCGAGAAGCTGCCGGAGCGATTTCGCTTCAAGCCCGAGGATATCCCTTTTGCGGATCCGGGAGATTTCGAACCGCTGCAACCGCCTGAATGGTTGCGGCCTTTTATGGGAGAACGGGAATGCCTGCTTTGAAACTGAATGGTGTTGTCAGAGATAATGATGATCAACGTGGTTTGATCCTTTTGTTTAACCGGAAACCAACGGATGATGAATTTCGCACATTACATGATTTTTGGCGGGATTGGATGCCGCCTGAAATAGAAAAAAGGGCGAAACAATGATCGTCGCCGGTATAGATCCAGGAAAGACGGGTGCGCTCTCGATCCTCCACGAAGAAAACATTGTCGCATGCTTCGATGTGCCGATGCAGCTTGTGAAGGGGAAGGCCAAGCCTGCATGGACGCAGTGGGCAATCGACTGGCGCAACGCCTTTGCCTTTGAAATGCCTGACATGATCGTGATCGAGGATATCGCGGCGCGGCCGGGGCAGGGCGTCACAAGCATGTTTTCATTTGGTCGATCGCTCGGATTTGCCCATGCAATCGCCAGTGCTGCGGAAGCACCTGTGCACTTCGTCACACCGGCCGTCTGGAAGGGGAAGCTCGGGCTCTTGAATTCTGACAAGGGCGCGAGCCGCGAGAAGGCGCGGACGCTGTTCCCTGCAAGTGCACATGCCTTCGAGCGTGCGAAAAATGACGGCCGTGCGGAGGCGGCTCTGTTGGCCTACTACGGAAGGAAATTTTTGAAATGACACCGGAACAAGAAAATGCACTAAAGGCGCGGCTCAACCTTTATCCGAGCTTGGGCGGGCTGGCCGTAACGGTGAGGATACTAGGTGAAATCATATTGCAACAGCAAAAAGAGCTTGATAGCTTAATTGTGCGCAAACCTTAATTTTCAGGCGGGCATTCCACGGGATTTCCAAGCGCCTTTGACCACCGGCAGATCCGAGCTACAGCGGCCCATCCACGCTCGCCCCATGCTTCGACGCTGGAATTATACTGCTCGGCCGCAACGTCGCTTGTCAGCACGTCGGGAGTGATCACGGGCTTTGCTTCTGCCTTGAGATCAATTGCAGACGGGAATGCGGGACGTGTCTGTCCCGGCACGCCGCAAGCGCTCACAGTTAGCCCTAATGCTAGCGGGAGAAGGCTTAACAGCCGGACCTTTGAGTATCGCATCGTTCCGTTCCTTTTCAGCTTTGGCGATTGCTGCCGCGTCGTTTGCCCGTTCGACGGCCGATTGCTCTTTCGCCTTCGAATCCTTTTGGACAGTCCTGGCCGTGATTTTGTCGTCATGCGCCGAGATAATCGATCGATCGTAGGTGCACTTGGCAAGGCCAAGCAGCGCGATCACGAGAAGCGCGAGCCCAACATAGGTGACAAGCTTGCGCAGCGGCTCCGGGATCCCGATGCTTGCCAGAAAAGGCGTCAGAAAAGAGATCATGGGGTATCCTCCAATGTCGTGTCGCTTGTCGGCGCTGCGCCGGGCTTCATTTCGGTTTTTGTGGTTGTCGTCACTGTCGGCGTCGGTGCAGGAGTATCGCCCGAGCCCGAAATGTTGGCCGACACGCCATCCTTGTTTCCTGTAAATGACAGCTTCCCACCGGCAACGACGATAATCATGAGCGCGGCAAGACACAGGGCGATGACGCCGCCAAAAATGTAGCTGTTGATCGCCAATGCGGACATTTGCTGCGTGAGTAGCTGGAAACAGCCACCAAACGCCGTTTCAGGTCGATCCGCGCCCTTTGCGGCCCCAATCGCTCGATCACACCAACTAGGATCCGATAGCAGCCGCGTGAGCCAGATAACCATGCCCATGACAAAACCGCTGGTGATCGCAACAATCACCAAGGCAAATGTCCTGATCGTGTTCAGGGGTGTGATCTCGGGCACCTTCA